TCAAGCCCAACGTCCTAACCCTAAGACAGGTATGAGTATTGCAAATGCGTACTGGTGTGAGCTTCGCATGGCAAACACGGTGGCACGACAGGCACAACGCGGCTTCGCCATAGACGTTAAGTTTATAGGCGACCTTCTCAATGAGCTTGATGAACAGATCAACGCTACCTATGAGGCGTTCCGCCCACACATGCCACCTCGCATCAAGAAGAAGAAGCGTACTCCAGCTCAGATCGAGAGTGACGTACAGGAGTTGCGAAACCGATCAGGCGATCCCTCTCTTGCCTACACTTGGGAGGCAGAGCAGGAGATTCTTGAGCGTAGAGGAGCTTACCACACTACCAAGTGGGAGCTTGTCACCAAGAAAGGCCAGTATATTGCTGCAATAACGAAGCTGTTCCCGCAGGCCAGAGGGTTCAAGCAGGACCACCCTGACCCCTTGGTTGATGGACCGTTCACCCCTGTTGAGTTCGAGGAGATTCCACTTGGCAACCGTGAGGAGGTCAAGAAGATTCTGTACGAGCTGGGCTGGCGTGGTGTGAACTTCAACGACACTGAGCGAGATTACATTGACGAGAACGGAGAGCTTCCTAAGCCTTGGGCCGGGAAGATTGACGAAGACTCAATGGACAAGTGGCGAGAGAAGCACACCATTCCTGACTGGGCAGAAGGGATAGCCGCTTGGTACATCCTGAAGTCTCGCCGTGGACAGCTCCTGAATGCTGATGACCCTGTGTACTTCCAAGAGAACGGGAAGTGGAAGAAGCAGACCAACGGAAAGAGGGAGTGCCGAGGTATCCTTCCACGCGCTCGCATCTACAAGGATGGAGCAAAGTACGGAGGTGAGTCTGCTCAGGATTACTTCGAGCGTGAAGGCAAGTGGCCCACCTCTGGTCACTGGCGTGTGCCTGCAATTGCATTCCATGCGGCAACGAACACCTTCCGCATGAGGCATCGCGTGGTTGTGAACATCCCATCTCGTGGATTGTACGGCAAGGAGATGCGACGTTGCTTCATCGCGGGTCCGGGCAAGATGGTTCTTGGTTGTGATGGTGCTGGCCTTGAGCTTCGTATGCTCAGCCACTTCATGGCAGATGCTGTCTATCAGGACACTGTACTGAACGGTGACATCCACACGTACAACCAAGAGCTGGCTGGTCTGCCAACAAGGGATATGGCTAAGACCTTTATCTATGCCTTCCTCTACGGTTCCGGCATACCTAACCTTGCCGCACAGCTTGGCCTGCCTGAGCACGAGATGGCGGAGGCTGTTGCACGATTCAAGCGCGAGCTGCCCAAGCTTGCAAGCTTGCTGGATGCAGTCGAAGCTGCCGGTAAGAAGTTCGGATACCTGATGTCTCTGGATGGAAGATGGGGACGCATCCGCCGTAAGTCAGGACAGCTTGCCTTGCACACAGCACTCAACGTACTGCTTCAGATGACAGGTTCTCTGACTATGAAGTGGGCGCACGTAGCTGCTGAGGATATGGCAGTTGAGGCTGGACTTATCGAGGACGTGAATGACTTCCCTATCATCGCTCACCAGCACGATGAAGCGCAGATGGAGGTGCCTCGGGATGAAGTTAAGTACATGCGGTATGAGATAGGTCCGAACAAGGAAGACTGGAAAGCAGAAGAGAAGAAGCAGTACGTGGATGAAGAAGGGATGATCTGGTCTGCACCCCGCATCGTTGAATCTAACGACAATGCTCAGGTGATAGAGAGACGCTTCCATCTCTTTGGTCACATCTATTGCAAGGCTCTTCAGCAAACCGCAGATACTTTATCCCTTCGCTGTCCTTGTGACGGGGAATATATGATAGGAGATAGCTGGCAAGAAACACATTGACATAAGGAGGGGCTATGGCCAAGAAGAAACTAATCCTCAATCAGCTTGACTCTGGTTGCATAGTTCCTACGAGTCATAAGTTAAACAGTGACGGATACTTCCGTAAGAGATCGGACGGTAAGCTCATCATGTACCATAGGCTTGTATGGCAGTGGGTGCATGGGCTTATCCCTGATGGATACGAGATAGATCACGTATGCAAGAACAGAGCTTGCTGCAACATCTCTCACCTACAGATGCTAAGTAATGCTGAGCATACTGTAAAGGATAACGCAGGAAGATATGAGGACAAGAGACAGGAGGCGCGTAACCTTATCGCCTCTTACCCTAACAAACCCATGACGTGGATTGCCGACCAGATCGGTATATCCTTCGGCTCTGTGTGCAAATGGCGCAGAGACGGTCACATTTAACGCACAAGGAGATTTACCAATGACCCTGACCAAACTACTGAGACTCGTCAAACGCGCAGTGGCGGCCCTTCAGCGTGGCCTGAACGCACTGTCAGACCGACTGATCCAGCGGCTGACGGACCGGATCAACCGGGAGCTGGAGGAGATCGAGGCCGAGCACAACCGGGAGCGGGAGGCCGCTGTGGCCGCAGAGCGCCGCGCTGAGGCCGAGAAGCTGGAGGCAGAGCGTAAGGCCAAGCTCGCCAAGGAAGCCGCTGAGCGTGCCCGTGAGCGTGCTGTGGCCAAGCGTGATAAGCGTATCGCCGCACTTGCCAAAGAGCATGACGCACTGCTCAACGAGTAATTAACCCCTAATATAGGAGAGAGCGCGATAGAAAGAACCAGAGTGTCTGGGACTCTATAGCCTCCTCCTTCCATAACTCTTAATAGATGCAGAAGAAGGAGACAGCATATGTCCGGTTTTGATTACGGTGTAGATAAAGACGAACTCCCAAGCGGTGGTGGTACATTTAAGAATCCTGAGGTTGGTGAGCACACAGCGATCCTCCGCTCACTGATCCATTGCGGTAAGTTCCGTGAAGAGTTCAAGGGCGAGCTGAAACCTGTGGCCCCGGAGGTGGTAGCAATCTTCGAGCTTAAGGGCAAGAACAACTTCGAGGATGATGGCGAGACACCTCTGACAATCGACAAGTCATTCCCGCTGAAGCTGGGTGACAAGGCATTCCTGACCAAGTTCCAGAAAGCTCTGGACCCGAACTCAGAGTGCAGCGGATTTGATGACTACATTGGCCGTGCTTGCACAGTGTCCCTCAAGGGGAGCAAGGACAAGGGAGAAGATGGTAAGCCAAAGTATGTGAACTTCGGTGGCATCGGCGGAATCACTACCGACTCTGAAGTCCTTGAGTTCATGGAGTCCAAGGGACTGCTTGACCTTCAGGTTGAAGGCGTAGGTCACGTTGCTTTCAAGAACCTGACCAAGGCCGCTATCATGGAGCTTCACCCGATCCGCCATGTCGCTGACATCCTGATGAAGGGAGAAGAGTACGAAGGTTCCAAGGCTCAAGAGATTGTCAACGAGATTCGCAAGGATAATCCTGACTTCGCTAAGCGCAAGGCCAAGGATGACAGTGACAGCGGTAGCGATCAGTCCGACAAGGCTGACACACCTCCGCCGCCTCCCGCTGATCTGGATGACAGCCAAGAGTTCTGAACCAGAATAAACCCCTAATATAGGAGAGAGCAATTTGTTCTCTCCGGCATAAGCCAATTCAAATAGAAACCAAGAGAAGGAGACACACATGTCTAATAAAGTACAGGCAGTATTCGGTAAGTTCGCAGTTGAGATTGACGGTAAAGTTGAACTGTTCGATAATGAAGCAGCAGCTCAGTCTGCGGCTGTTCTGTCCGAGAACAAGGCTGCCTTTGAAGCCCGTGCCAATGCTTTCGTTGAAGCGCTGGGCCTGAATGTGGAAGGTAAAGAGAAGACCGCTGCTGCCAAGCGCAACGTGGTTGTTGACTTCCTTGCTTTCGAGGCTGGCTCTGCTGATGCTTCTGAGGAAGCTGAGACCTTCTAAGTCTCACACGTTAGACTTAAGGGTGCTGGCATTCATCCATAAACAACTGCCCGCTTTTACCCTTTGAGCGTATCAAAGGAGTTCCCTCCACGTAGCTCAATTGGATAGAGCAACAGGCTTCTACCCTGTTGGCTGTAGGTTCGAGTCCTACCGTGGAGGCCACTATGGTCTGGCTTGGTGCGTATGAGGGTTCGACTCCCTCACAGACCTACACGATCGGACATGCCCCAGCCCTCGCGGGTTGGGGTTCTTTTTGAACAGGAGGTATTATGGAGGGATTTGATTATGGCGTAGCTCCCGAGGAACTTACATCTCACATCGGGAACAACATCAAGCAGTGGCCTACTGAAGGAGACTTCACGCTGCTGTTAGATGCAGACAGCATCCCCTACATCGTTGGGTACACAAGTGACCATGTTCAGTATCTTGCAGCTCAGAACGATCAGGCAGGATTTAAGGACAGTCAGGGTTTCAAGGACAAGTGTGATCATGCCAACTACCTACTTAACGATTGGGTGAAGAAGGCTGGAGCGGACTCAGTTATCTTGTTTGTCACGGATAATAGCCAGAACTTCAGGCTTGAGATCATGCCGGATTATAAAGAGAACAGAAGTGAGGAAGAGAAGCCTAAGCCTCCGTTCTTCTACGAGATCAAACAGTGGCTAATAGATTTCCACGGTGCTCGCATCTCTGATAAGTGCGAGGCAGATGACGAGATCAGCATTGAAGCTTGGAGAAGAATCAAAGGCGCCGATGCAGATGGTGTTGAATTGTGGACACAACAGCACAAAGTCTGGACCAACTACATAATCGGCTCTATGGATAAAGACTTGGACATGATACCGGGCTGGCACGTAAACCCAAACACAGGACAGCGGTATTGGGTTCAAGGTATCGGTGAGTTGCTGCCGGTATGGAAAGCAAGAGAGGTTATCAACTATGAATACCATCCTCTGTTTAATGGGAAGCCTGTGGATTATAGGCACTGCTCTGTGCTTGTTCCTGATATGGGTGGTTCTATTAAAGAGGTCGATTACATTGAAGCACAGGAACTCGCCTCTGACTATCCTGCTTCTGACAAGTGGCCTCTCCAATTTGTTTGGTATCTTGGTGGTAACGGGCCTGTACCTTCTGCACAAGACAGCTTCGTGAGGGGTCCACGTAAAGGTGTAGGTAAGTTCAAGAGAGTCAAGGCTGGCGTCAAGGAAAGCGAGTACATCGACAAACTGAAAGGCATCGGCCTATCCTTCTTCTACGCTCAGGTCCTTATGGGGGACACTGTGGATGGGTACGGAGGTCTTGAAGGCTGTGGACAGACCAAAGCCTATGAGCTTTTGAAGGACTGCCAGAGTGAGTGGGAGCTTTACCAAACAGCAAGAGGAAAGTACCTTGAAGCTCATGGTCCAGATGCGGATGATGCCCTCTTGGTTCAAGCTAGGATGGCGTTCATGCAAACATACCCCGGTCAGCTTTGGACACCGCCAACAGGTCCAGATGATAGCTCATATCCATTATAGGAGGAAGAGAATGGCTACTAAGATAAAGCAGTCAGAGCTTGCCAAGGTGAGGCAGGAGCTGCTGGTTAAGCAGAATGGGCAGTGCATGTTCTGTGGAGGAAACCTGACTGGCATCGCAAGCAGAAACATCGTGGTTGACCACAACCATGACACAGGTATCATCCGGGGTGTTGCACACAGAGGTTGCAACGGCGCAGAAGGGAAGGTCCTCAACTACCTTAAAACTTGGGGCAAGTGCAAGTCTAAGGTTGAGGTGGTCAGGATGATGAAGCGCCTCCTTGCATTCTGGGAGAAAGAACCCAAAACTGAATACATCTACCCGACACACAAGACCGCTCTTGAGAAGAAGGAGCTACGCAACAAGCGTGCCCGAGAGCGATACAGAAAGAAGAAGGAGGCAGAGAATGTCTAACCGAGGTAAACTGAGAAAGCTCTTTACCAATGAAGAGGTTCAGTCCGCACTTGACAACAACAAAGGCAACCACAGAAAGGCAGCAGCAGAGCTGACCAAGTACGGAAGAGGCCATGTATCCCGCCAGCTGATCCGATACTGGGCCAAGCATCTTGAAACCAAGAAGCGGAACGGAGAGCCTTATGTGGGCACAACTGTGCTTGACCGTGGCATCCGTGAAGAGATGGAGCTTCGTGTCCCAACTGTAGAGGACTACGAACGCAAGGAAGATGCAACGGAAGACAACTCCCGCATCTTGATCATCCCGGACCAGCACGCACCCTATCACCACCCGGACGCATTGCAGTTCTTGGCAGCGGTTGCAGCCCGGTACAAGCCGACACGAGTGATCAACCTCGGTGATGAGACTGATGGGCACGCCCTGTCCTTCCACGACAGCGACCCGAACCTTGACAGCGCAGGCCCTGAGCTTGCCAAGGCCAAGGAGTTCATCCAGCGTCTAGCTCGCATGTTCCCGGTCATGGATGTGTGCCATTCAAACCACGGCTCTCTTGTGTACCGCCGTGCGTTCAAGTCTGGCATCCCGGTTGAGTACATCAAGCCATACCGAGATGTCCTGTTCCCGAATGGCGGCGGCGAAGGCTGGGAGTGGAGCGACCAGATCAGGCTGACCCTTCCGAATGGCGAGGATGTTATCTTCCAGCACCAGTCCTCCGGTGACATCTTGAGCAACGCAGCCCATGAGCGTGCCAGTATTGTGCAAGGCCATGAGCACGGCAAGTTCGAGATTCAGTACAGAGCTTCCAGCTCCGCGCTGTACTTCGCCCTTGTGTCCGGGTGCTTGATTGACCACAAAGCTATGGCCTTCGCATACGGGAAGTTGTTTTCAAAGAAACCTATCTTGGGCTGCTCTGTTATTATTGACTCCCGCCCTCAGCTTGTACCAATGGTGCTTGACTCTGATGGGCGTTGGATCGGTACTCTGGGAGAATAAGTATGGCATCGGTGAATTATGTAGAAGAGGTACCTAAGCGGACAGGCGAACCAACACCTCACCTGCCGAAAGGCCACCCTGACTTCGTACCTGCAACAGGGTCAGTGACCAAGAGGGCTGAAGACTCAGTGCCAGCACAAGTGAGCCGCCCCGCCCTTCAGCCTGTAGTCCACACAGGTCAAACCGTGATCATCCTGAACGGCCCTCCCGGCTGCGGGAAGGACACTATCGCTGAGGAGATGCGGGACACACTCGGTTTCCATAAGTGCAGCTTCAAGGAGCCCATGTTCACAATAGCTCTTGCTGCATCTGGCATCTCTGAGTTGGATTGGTGGAGCAGGTATAATGACAGAAGCCTGAAGGAAGAACCGTGGGATCGCTTGGGTGGCCTGAGCTGCCGAGAATTCCTGATTAGGATCAGTGAGGAGTGGATCAAGCCCATGTTTGGCCAGAACGCCTTTAGCAAGCTGGCATTCTCTCAGGTCAAGCCCGGTGTCAGTGTGTTCTCTGACGGTGGGTTCCCTGATGAGTTCAGTGAGATGGTGTCTGAGTTCGGACGCCGGAACGTAAAGCTTGTACGACTTCACCGAGATGGGTATTCTTTTGATGGCGACAGCAGAGACTACCTTCAAGGCGAGCTTTGGGGTGTTGATGTGCTAGATTACATCGTTAGAGAGGGCGAAGTAGGTCACGCAGTATCCAGTATCCTAGAGGCTTTCAAACTTTAGACCCTAATATAGGAGAGAACTCTTGTCTCAGCACGACTTAGAGTTCCTGAATGTGCCCGGTTACGAGATCGGGCACGTTGTTCGCAGGAACGGAATCATACTCATCAAGCCAGACTGGATGAGCGACAACTATTGGTATCGTTATGAAGCGCCCAAGTGCGGTAAGTTCTTGGGAGAGTACGATGGTAAGAAGCCCTTGCTCTACGGGCACAATGCAGAGCTGAAGCCCACTTGGGACCCTAACGAAATTCAAGAGGATGGCTGTGCCGGTGGCGGCTGCGTCCTATAACGGAGGTATTATGTCAAGACAAGATGCAAAGACGATCTACGAGTTCTTCGGGATCGAGGAACGCAAGCACGCAGTACAGCTGGTAAAGCACTTCGATGAAGTACCGGACAGCAAGAAGCGATACCCTCTGATGGCTCAGGTTAAGAAGGATGGAATCTTCGCAGCAGTGGCAATCGTAGGATACACCGCAACGATCTTTGGCCGCACTGGAAAGCGCCTGTCCAATGTAGAGTTGCAAGAGCAGGATTTCTTCCAAGTTATGTTCGAGCGAACACTTCCAGAGATTCCTCAGGGTGTGTTCATTGCTGAACTGTGCTCAAAGGATTGCTCACTGGAGGTCCTGTCCGGTATCGTAAACCCGAACCGCAACAAGCCTCTGACGGATGAGCAGAAGAAGATCAAGGAGAACATGTACCTGTGCTTCCACGACTACGTTACAGTCTCTGAGTTCGTCATGGGGCACTCTGAACTCCCGTACATCAAGCGTGAAGAGCGCCTGCTAAAGTTCATCCCAGAGCGTCAGGTACTCCGTTCGTACCTCTGCTATGACGAGAAGGACGTGACAGACTTCGCTGACCTGTGCATCAAGCACGGAGAAGAGGGTGCAGTGTTCAAGGACATTGCAGCGGGATGGGACGCTGGCCACAAAGGCTGGCACGCTACGAAGATCGTCCGTGGCGTAGAGTATGACCTTGAGTGCATCGGGTACGAGGAGGGCAAAGGCAAGTACGCAGGTAAGGTAGCCAACCTGCTTTTCCGATTCCGAGATGGAGAAACTATCAAGGCAATGCTGGGCCGTGGGTGGACACACGAAGATGCACGGAACATGTACATTGATCTTCAAGCTGCCTGTGAGGCTTTCAATGGAGAGGCACCCGGACCAGTTGGGCGCATCTACCGTGTGACTGCCTTGCAAGAGTCCAGCACTGGCAAGAAGCTCCGACTGCCCAAGGTAGGCGAAGAGCGACACGATAAAGAACAACCAGACTTTTAAGGAGGTGCAGAATGTGTACCGAGATTGAAGCCGTTGATCTGGTTGACACCCTTGTATCCAAGTATGGTATGGGTGTCACTCCAACCGGCGAAGAACTAAACCGAGCAATTGAGCTTGGACTTAACATCGAAGAGATCAAATTGGTAGCGGAGGGACTTCATGGCACAATCACCGAAGATGACGGGAGTGACTGGTAAACCATCTGGCATCTTCATCCCAGACGATGTGTACCTATTCCTAAACTCAATCCTTGACGAGGGTGTCCCCGGATATGAAGAGCCTATCGCTGAGCATATCCGGCACGCTGTACTCGCTGAGATCAAGGCGAAGGTGGACCATGCGTACCATAAGACACGCTGAGGAGGCAGACATCCTGCCCCTCCTGTCCTTGTCTGAGGCTTACTTCAACGAGGCTTCCTCTGGTGAGGGGTGGGATTGGTTCGATCTTGATGGCGATGTCCTGTTCCTTAACCTGCTGTCTGCTATCCACTCGGAAGACCACGCTGTGATTGTGGCCGATGTAGAGGGAAAGGTAGTGGGTGGAATGTGGGGTGGTATCTGCCCTTTGGTTATGACTAGAGCCACCCTAGCAAGGGATTTGTTCCTCTATGTCTTGCCTGAGTACCGTGACTTGTGGACAGCAAACGAGATCGTTTCTTTCTTCGAGGAGTGGGCGAAAGGTAAAGGGGCGTCTGCCGTATCGGTAGGTGCTAACTCCAACATAAAGGGCAACAGAGGGGCCGAGGTCTTGTACCGCAGGCGTGGATACAGTCCTCTCGGCTTTGATTTTATCAAGAAGATAGGAGACTAACTAATGGGTATGTCCAAACCAAAAACACCAGAGCCTCCCGCTCAGAGACCGGAACGTAATGTTGACATTGAGCCGGAGGATATTCAGCTCGGAACCGAATCCGGTGATGATGCTGATCCGTTGAAAACCAAAGGCAAGCGAAGCCTTCTCAGACCTACCGGGGCTACTGGAATGTCTGGAAGCGGCGGCTTGCAAGTATAAGGAGGTAAGATGTCACAGACCTTGCAGCGTAAGATAGACGAGGGCAAGGGCACACTTGTAGACATAGAGGGGCGCTATTCGTCCCTCGCCTCTACCCGAAACCAATACCTTGATCGCGGTCAGGCGTACAGCAGGATGACTCTGCCGTATATCCTGCCTGAGACCAAGACAAGAACGGGAGAGGCCAATCAGCACGGCTTCTCAAGTATTGGTGCCCAAGCCGTTAATCACTTGGCAAACAAGCTGGTGATTTCAATGTTCCCTCCTCAGGCATCGTTCTTCAAATTGGAGTTCACTGAGGAGGCAAAGGCTTCCCTGAAAGAGGCAGGGTATGATCCGACCCAGTTGGCAGAGCTTCTTGTATCTGCCGAGAAGAAGGCAAGGATGTTCCAAGACCGCATCGCATCTCGCGTTGCCCTTGTAGAAGTAATGAAGCATCTACTCATCTCAGGTAACGTGCTCCTGCATGTAATGCCCGGAGACAAGCCACTCCGCGCTGTCCCTCTGGATCGGTATGTAATTAACCGAACGCTAGATGGTGTCATGCTTGAGTTGATCACTGTACAAGAGAAGGAATTCATGGCCTACCCTGAGTCTGTAAAGGAGGCACTTCGAGTTGCGAAGCGTGCGCCCACAAACAGCTCCGAGAAGGTAAAGCTTTACACGTATGTGTACCGAACAGAGGAGGATGAGGACACCTATGGTGTTGCACAGACTGCTAACGGAGTTCTTCTGAGAGACAAACAGCTTGTCAAGAAGGACGACTTGCCTTGGATTCCTCTTCGTTGGAACTCTTCTTATGGCGAGGACTATGGCCGTGGCTTGTGCGAGGATCACGCTGGTGACTTGTACGTTATCGAGTTCCTGTCTGAGGCAATAGCTAAGGGCATGGTCCTGATGGCAGACATCAAGTATCTGGTTCGACCGGGTTCGGTTACAGACATTGATGAGCTTTCCAGATCGCCTACAGGTGAGTATATCTTCGGTAACATAGATGACATCGGTGTTCTTCAGCTACAGAAGTATGCTGACTTCAGTCCTATCAGCGCTGTACTTGAAGACTACAAGCGCAGGGTGGGTCAGGCGTTCATGCTTAACTCAGCAGTTCGAAGAGATGCAGAGCGTGTCACAACTTATGAGTTGAGGCTTGACGCTCAGGAGTTGGAGACCTCCCTCGGTGGTGTGTACTCGCTCCTCGCTCAGACCTTGCAGCGACCGTTCGCATGGCTGCTTCTTCGCCGTGTAGGCTTCCCGGTTCCAGAGGAGATGGTCATACCGTCAATCCTGACAGGTCTGGAGGCATTGGGCAGGGCTGGGGATTTGAACAAGATCGCTCAGTTCACCGAGCTTATGCAGTTGCCGCAAACGTGGCCTCAGTCTGTTCAGGAGAGAACCAAGTTCGATGTGTACGCACGAGAGATCGCAGCGTCATTGAGCATGGAGATGAACTGGATGATGAGTGACGAAGAGTACCAGCAGATGAAGCAAGCTCAGGCAGAGCAGATGCAGAACCAGCAGTTAATGAAGGAGGCATCTAAGGCAGCGCCTGATGTTATTAAGCAACAAGTTAATCAAGGTATGGGAGGACAATAATGCCAGACCCTAATGCACCCGTAGAACAGGCCACTGATCAGACCGCACAGCCAGCGCCGGAGCAAGCTGTAGGCCAGAATCCGGCTGACACGTCCACAATGACTGCTGAAGGCGATAAAACGCCTGAGCCGACCGAAGGTGTGGAGTCCGAACAGAAGCCCGCAGAGGGAGAATCTGAAGACTCTGAAGCACCTGAGTACACATATGCAGGTCAGGCCGTTGAGATTGAGATCAGCGATGACCTGTCCGGTATGCTGTCCGAGAAGGGCCTTGACGCTCAGACTCTGGCCGCTGAGCTGTACTCTGGTGACGAGTTCGGCCTGTCCGAAGAGACTAAGGGCAAACTGTATGAGCAGTTCGGGAAGTTCGCCGTAGACAGCTACCTGAACGGCCTGAAGGCCCAGAACGATCTGACCCTCTCTCGGTTCGAGACAGAGGGGAAAGCCGCTCAGGAGGCCGCACAGGCCGCTTGGACGGAGACACTGGGCATCGTTGGCTCTGAGGAAGGCTGGAACGAAGCCGTTGATTGGGCAGAAGAGAACTTCACAGATCAAGAGCGTGCCGAGTGGGACGAGATCATGGAGTCTGACAACTGGACAATGCAGCGGCTGGCAATTCAGGACTTGGCCAACCGTGCCGGTCTGAAGCCCTCAGCAGCCCCTCAGGGCGGACATCCCGCTCAGGCAAGCGGTAGCATGGCCGGACAGTCAAAAGGCTCTCTTGAGCTAATTGAGGCTCAGGGAGGGGACTCCCGATCAGATGCAGGTGGTGCTATCACTGCCCAAGAATACCGTCAGATGTGGTCAAGCTCGCTTTCACCACAGGAAATGCAGGCCCTTGATGCACGCCGTAGAGCGGGTATTCAGAAGGGAATTTGAATTAACCCCTAATATAGGAGAGCGGGAAAGAAAGAATAGAGAGTATAGAGCGACTAGATTGCTCAGAGCGCCCTAGTCTCCCTCTTCCCTCCTCCTTCCGTATTCAATAGAAGGAGAATTTGAATGGCTGGTTCCAACGATAACAACCTGACTAACCCGGCAGTATCCGCTTCTGGTGAGGTCGATACGCTCCTGATCGAGCGATTCAACAACGTCGTGCATGAGGCGTACCAGAAGGGCGAGAACCTGCTGGCGAACTTCAACGTCGAAGAAGTTACCGGCACCAACATGGTGTCCAACAAGTACATCGGTGATACCCAGCTCCAGAAGCTGACTCCGGGACAAGAGCCGGAAGCAACCAGCACTGAGATGGATAAGAACGCACTGGTAGTTGATACCATCGTTCTGGGCCGTAACACTGTTCACTCACTGCATGACATCCAGTCTGATGTTAAGGTACAGCAGAAGCTGGCCAGCAACCAGATGGGCAAGATCAAGCAGCTCGAAGACCAGATGGTTATTCAGCAGTTGCTGGCAGGCGCTGGCACTGGTGGTGTGTACGATCCGTATGCCAACACTATCACTGGTGGTGTCCGCCGGGTGTCTGGTCATGGTGTAGCGATCAAGGTTGAGCTGAACTCTGATGAGTCAGATGACGGTGATCCGTACAAACTGATTGCAGCTATCGAAGTTGCTATCATGGGTCTGGTTGCACAGCGCACACCGATTCAGGGCATGAAGATCATCGTACCGATCCATGAGTTCGGACTGCTGGTTGACTACGGTCTGGTTGCACAGTCTCAGGGCGGTGACAACGAGACTGGTGGTATGGCGTTCAATGCGCTGACTGGCACTCTGAAGGGCTACGGACTGCCGATCATGGGTTCCGCTGAGTTCACTCAGATGAAACTGAACCCGCACGAAGGTGCAGCGCACCACTTGCTGTCAAACGACAACAACGGCAACCGATACGATGTTCTTCAGTGGATGAAGGATGACGCCATGGCTGTCATCTTCGGCCCGGATGCACTGCTGGCTGGTCGCACCATTTCCATGCAAGGTGACATCTACTTCGATAAGAAGACCAAGAGCTACTTCATCGACTCTTGGATGGCTGAGGGTGCGATCCCGGATCGCTATGACAACATCGCTGTTGTACGCCGTGCATCTGCCGGTGCTGGACAGTCCGATCTGATCACTGCGAAGGCTAAGGGTAAGGCGAAAGCTACCCGTACCATCGCCTGATCCTTGTCTCACATGTGAGACTCTGCCCCGTTACCTGATCACTGGTAGCGGGGTTCTTTCGTTAAGGAGGTAATATGGCAACAACCAAACTAAGCGCAATCAATATGGCGCTCCGAGGTATCGGAAGGGACCCTGTTGCTTCAGTTGATGACCCTGATCTTGACTCGGCTATGGCACTTAGCACTATCGAGCAGGTCAGCATTGACATACAGACACAGGGCTGGTGGTTCAACAAAGAGTACAATTGGAAGCTTTCCGGTAGCACAACAGGCGAAGTGATCGTTCCGAACAACGCCCTATCAGTTCTGCCTGAAGGTGCAAACCGTGGCAACTGGGTGGTGATTCGTGGGAACAAACTCTACGATATGATAAACCACACCTATGACCTTACACCTCGTCTTGTTGATGGCAAGATAGAGCTGTCATTCATCATAGAGCTTGAGTTCGAGCAGACCCCTCCTGTGTTCAGGATGGCAGTTGCATACGTTGCAAGACGGATGTTCGCTCAGGACTTGGAGGTGGACAGCACTCGTTGGCAGTTTCAGGTTGAAGACGAGAATCGTGCAATGTCTAGGCTTGAGCGAGAAGAAGCGAGACACAGACGCAGGAACTACCTTTCAGACAATGCTGAGGCTGCATCTGCAATCGCTCAGATGGGAGGCCCTAATAGCAATTCGTATGCCTCTCGCATCTTCCCTCGCCGTGATTATATCGGGAGCTGAATATGAGCTACATTACATCTACACAAGGCAGGCCGGTGCAGGGAGTAAGTCAGCAGCCTGACAAGGTTAGGCTTGCAGGACAATGCACAGAGTCTGTCAATTTCAGACCTGACGTTGTGAGAGGTCTGGTAACAAGACCGGGTACAATATTTGAAGGCAAGCTGGACGACATTGCGTTCCCGGACAACATTAAGTGGCATTACTATGATCGCGGGACAGGAGAAGAATACTTCCTCTCCGTTAGCGACAATGGAAATGTCAGAGTGTGGAGAAGGGATGGAACAGAGCAGGTAGTTGCAGTCACTGATTCAGATGCCGCAACGTACCTACAGTCTGATAACGCTAGAGAGAACATCCAAGCACAGACTATAGGTGATGTCACATTCTTGGTGAACAAATCTAAACAAGTATCAGCCTCAAAGGATCTAACCTCTGAGGGAGCTGGTAATGTTGCATTGATCTACGTTCAGTATATAAACTATGGTCAGCAGCAAACAGTTAGGGTTGACCTTCCCGGAGGAGGAGAGGCAGCAGTGTGGTATAAGGCCCCTACTGGTGCAGCATCTGATCACGTTGAAGGAGTAAGACCATCTGTTGCAGCATCTAAGTTGAGAGAGGCAATGGAGGGATGGTCAGAGGCAAGCCCCGGTCCGTATCCGGGTTCAACATTCTCTGGAATGGATTGGGGTACAGATTATGCCGCTGAGACAGGTGGAATTTCTGACAACTATGACTTCTCAATGATAGCGGATAATGTTATCCAGATTAAAAGAAAGGATGGTTCTGATTTCAAGATTTCCTCTACAGATGATTCTGATGGAAACAACCTAATTGTGGTCAAGGATTCCGTATCTGAGATTTCAAAACTCCCACCTGTTGCACCAGCGGGGATGCTGGTGGAGATAGACCCACCGGGGTCGAAGGACAAGAACGCAAACTTCTGGCTTAAGGCGGAGCCAACTAATGGGGATATGGTATCTTGGGTTGAAGCCCCAGCGCCCGGAATAGTGAAAGGGGCAGACCCTGCCACCATGCCGGTGCAGCTTGTACGAACAGGCGTAATAGGTGGTGTTTCCCAGTTCAGCCTAGAGCTTGCTCCATGGGAAGAAAGAAGAGTTGGTGACGACAGAACTAACCCTTTGCCTACTTTCATTGACACTGATACCCCTCAACGAATACAGTCAATAGGTATCTTCCAAAACAGGCTGTTCTTTACATCGGGTGAGGCAGTAGTTATGACCCGATCAGGCAGGTTCTATGATTTCTTCAGGGAGTCTGCACAGGTTGCAACAGACACTGACCCGATAGACATCTACGCGGATGCAGCCAAGGTTAACATCCTTCAATCCTCAATACCCTTCGATGGGGACATTGTGTTCTTCAGCGAGAACGGTCAGTTCCTCTTGCCCGGACAAGATGCAGTATCCCCTTCAAACGCAACCATGATACAGACTACCTCCTTTGAGAGTAACCTGTCTGTCCCTCCTGTTGCATCTGGTGAGAACATCTTCTTCGCTTTCGACTACGGAAGATTCACAGGGGTCAGGGAGTATTTCACAGACTCTGTGACAGACACCAAGCGTGCAAGGCCCGTGACAGATCATGTCAACCAGTACATAGAGGGTGAGCCTCTTATCATGGCCTCTTCTACATCGCTGAATATGCTAGTCATCAGGACAGCAGATGTCCCTAACGCCTTGTACGTGTACGAGTGGCTTTGGCAAGGAAATGAGAAGGTTCAGAGTGCTTGGGGTAAGTGGGTGTTTGGTGATGATGCAGTGATCAGCGATGTCAGGTTCAACACAACCGATCTTCTCTTGGTTATAAGAAGAGGGAATGGTACGGTAGTTGAGCGTATTGACCTTGGGGACCCACTGGAGTACGGGCTTGACTATCAGGTTCGTCTGGATGGAAGATTCAGGACACCTATGGCGTGGAACCCAACTCTTGAGCGATGGGAAATGGATGACCCTTACCCTGATGAGTCTGAAGAGGATATAGTCCTTGTGAGGGCTGATGCCTGTCCAAATAACCAAGGGTGCAACCAGCCCGGTCTGGCAATCTCTTTCATCCGAGAGGGAGGTCTGCTTGTCACGTATGAGGACATAGCAGAGAGTGACCAGTCTCCGGTAAACGTGGTTATAGGGCTTAGCTTCCTTTGCACCTACATACCTACGAACCCTGTTGCGAAAGATCAGAATGGGGAGGCAATTAACCTTGACCGTCTGACTGTTGGCAAGTACCACGTAACTTATGATAGGACAGGAGATGTCGAGGCTGTTGTAACTAACCAGTATAATCAATCACGCACCTATCAGTACGGAAACAGGACCATGGGTGGACCAGAGAACCTTGTAGGGTACGCACCTCTTGTTCCGGGCCAACACGTTATACCAATTCGCCGAAAGGCTAACACGTACACACTTGAGCTTAGGACTAAAGACCACAGACCTTTTGAGGTACGGGACTTCCAGTTCGATGGTGTGTTCTCAAGAAGAGGAAGGAGAATCTAATGGCAGTAGCAGCTATACCGGCGCTGGTTAGCGCTGCCTCTTCCGCTGCTGGTGCGGCTGCGACCTTTGCCGCTGCCAACGCAGGCTGGATTGCTCTGGCAGGTACGGCATTGTCCTACGTGTCTCAGTCTCAGCAAGCTAAGGCGCAAGCCAAGCAGCAGGAGGCGTACAATCAAAGGGTCAAGGAGGAGGCTATCCGTCAGTACGGAGAGCTTGATGATGAAGAGGCTGACATCCTGTATGACAGCCACGCTCAATCCTTGCAGGCCCAGAAGGAATATATGCAGGCTCGCTCAAGCATTGAGCTTCAGTCTGCTGCGTCAGGGACATATGGCCAGACAGTGGATGTTGCGCTTGCTGACCTTGGAACTGGATTAGGCCAGAGAACGGCTGACATTGTGTACAGAAGAGATTCGAACCTTGACAGGATAAACCAGACTGCCGAGGGCATTCGGTCTCAGTCAGATTCCAACCTAGACCGTTCACCGATCAAACAACCGTCCATGTTCGAGGCAATTGGAGCTGGTATATCTCTTGGAAGTGCAGCAGGAAAACTTGGTACTAGGGTGTCAACTTCCCGTAGTGAAGCAATAAGGAGGGGATAATGGCGATACAAAGAAGAGGGGTTCAGAATCCGTTTGATCGCCAACCTGAAGCACAGAGATTCCAAGGAGTCTCTGTAAACCCTGCATCGGTCAACCGTTCAGAGTTCCAGGTTGAGCAGAAGACAAGCGCGATTGATATAGTGAAAGGCTTGGTGGACTTCGCAGGTGTTGCTGGTGAGGCTTACGCTGCAAAGCTTGATAAGCAGGTTGAGGCGGACAAGATCATCCAGACTCAACGGGCGGTCCTTGGCATGATGCCTACACCCGATTCGACAGAAGGCGGGTACAAGGCACACATGGTTGTCTCTGTCAAGAACAAGACTCTTAAAGCTCAGGCAAAGCTCAACCAGCTTGCAGAGCAGGACTACTCTGACGAGGAATGGGAAGAGATTGTACGTGACACCTATGCTGAGGTGGACGGAGAGCTGGCTAGTGAGTACAAGGATTACGACAACTATCAGGAGATACAGAAGCTCACAACCCTCAGCCTCGCTGAGATCATGCCTCAGGTTGTGTCCTCTCGTGAGGCCGCAAAGCTTGACCATGAGATCAAGAAGCGTATGCAAGACGAGCAGGATGTTCTTATCTCAGAGATAGGTATGTCTGGAGACGCAGCCTCAATCCTGAAGAGGTTCGAGGAGAGGACCGCTGCCATGAAGCTGACTCAGAGCCAGAAGGAGGCTATCTTAACCGAGGTCGCCTTGAACTCTGACAGCGAGACAGCAATCGAGCTTACCCGCCAGTTCAAGGGAGAGCGTGGCAGCACACTGTACGAGCGAAAGGGTCAGCTACAATCTAAGCATGACCAGCTCAAGAACGAGAAGTATTCGGTTAATGCAGGTGAGCTTGGTCTTGAGTTCTCTACCTTCACCTCCGATTTCCTTTCTGGAAAGATGACAGCGGAAGAAGCTACTCGCTACATCGACAAGCGCAACAAGGAGACTGAGGGTAGGTTTATGACTCAGGCTCAGGCTGCCTCCATGTTCTCAAAGGCAAGGGAGTCAATAGCAGCACGAACAAGACAGCAGCAGTTAATCCAAGCTGTACAGTCTGGTGAGAGAACAACGATCCCCGGTGCTGAGCCTAAGGAGATTGAAGGTGCAATCACAGCCGGGTGGAAACAGTACCTTCAGGCTGGCATCACTCAGATTCGCAAGAATGTCCCGGAGGAAGAGCAGGCTAAGGAGATCGCTGCATTGCAGATCAGAGCGGACCAGATGTGGGGTGACAACTCCGCACGGCTCGGTGTTCCCATCCCTGAATGGAAGGCTGCGTTCTCTGCCCTTGCTAACAGCAACGTGGCTGCGATTGTAGGGTCAGGGCAGATAGAGGACTTGCCAGATAACCTGAAGGTCACAATGGACAGGATCGAACAGATGTCCCCGTCAGCTCAAGACTTCTACATGAGCAGCTTGAAGGCTCGTGAGCGTGACATCCTGAACAACACCCTCGCCCTGAGAGAGATGGGTATGACTGCGCCTCAGGCACTCTCTATGGCCCAGAGGAGGGACAGGAACCCTATACCTCGCAGCCAGAGGGACATTGAAGAAGCAGTGGCTGATGTAACGTCCTCCATTGATGATGGCATCTTTGTCACTGACATCCCGGACTATGCAAGGCCGTACTACATGGCGGAGGTACGCAAGAAGATCGCTTCCTTCCCTGACCCAACATCTGAGGTAGCCAAGAGACAAGTCAAGGCGTACTTCAGCAACAACTGGACTACACTGGGTAGCGGTGTTCGAGTGAAAGGGTCGCCTCAGAGAATGAGGCAGCTTACCGGGCTACACCCAGATGCCTTGGACATGGGCTTCCAAGCAATCCTTGAGGGACAGAGAGATCAGATCGAACCTCTGCTTGCAACCTATGGATACGACTTTGATCAGTTGATCCCTGAGGTAGACCCAGAGGGCGGGATGGTAAGCTTCGTTGGGCCAGCAGGAGAAGTCCTCAACACAAGGCCAGTGCCTCTCACTCAGATGCGTACTGAGTACATGAGGTTCAAAACAGCACAAGAGAAGAGACTGAAGGAGAGAAACTTTAAGAGCCTTGAAGAAGCTGGAATAGGAGGGTTCTAATGGCAGTACTTGAAGATATAGGAAAGGCAATAGCGGAGGGGTTCGGGATTGAGGATACCAGCAAGGTGTCCTTCCGGCCTCCAGTTGAAGAAAGACGAACAGCGGCTGATCCAGTTCCTGTTGAGCAACAGCCTCTGCAAGAGGCAATCGAACCACAAGGAGAGGTAGAGTATGAAGCAACTAGCTTCGCGGTCCCTGACTTCGGCCCTATTGATTTCGATCCTTTGGGTGACGATGATTTTGTTTATGCTGACCCTTCGGAGGAAGAGCTAAGGAACCGAAGGGAAGAGTCACTGGACCAGATGGCTATACAGAAGAGTGAAGAGGGCACCCTAGCTGCCCCGGCTGATAAGGATATGGCTGAGGACGAATACATTAGGATTCTACAAGGAATTGAGAACTCCCAAGGAAAAGGACGTAAGACAGGTGCCAATGGTAAACCTATGTACTTCCCGTTCAAGTCATTGGAAGGTAAAGGTCCTGATGGAAAGACCTTCTCTGATATGGAAATTGGGTTCGGAAACAAGATACCACAAGCTTGGCTATCTGATGACCAGAGTAAGTGGCCTGTGGTGGAAGGTGTACCTGTTAATGTCAAGGAGGGTCTGACTGAGCGTCAGGCAAAGGCTCTTATGCAGTCCTCTTTGGAGTCTGCCCGATCCAGTGCATCTAGTAAAGTCCCCGGCTTCGACAAGATGACAGCATGGGAACAACAGTATTGGACGGATATGACTTACAATGGAGGTCAGGGTGTCACCGGGAAGAACCCCAAGGCAACCAAAGCTGCCAAGGATGGATACTCGGCTGAGTCCATGATCCGAACCTTTGACTTCATAGGTGCAGGTGGCAATAAAACCAGAGGGCTTCTGAATAGGAGGCTCAACATGTTCAATCTTGCATCATCTGAAATATCCGGACTACCTGCCGTAGAAGAATATAGCTGGGGTCCAGAAGGGATCAGAGTTAAATTCGCATCTGACATCACAACGGACAAGGTATCCAAGAGGTTCCGTGACAGGATTAACAAAGCAGGAGGCTGGTACACAGTCACGAAAGGTACAGGAGACAAGCAGGAGACATTCCAGCTTGATGATAATTTCAAATTCAATTAAGGAGGCGATATGCCAAGCAAGTATTACGAGGAACTACAAGGGGGCCGGATCAATGTAAGTGACGCTGAGCGGTACTTGCTTGAGCAGAACAAGCCAGAAGTGGATACTATGGACCTTCTTGGTGCGGCCTATGATGATGCGTTTGTATGGAACGCTGCGGGACGTATGTACGAAAGAAGGTCATCTCAGTTCAAGGCTGACAACAGCTTCTCAGTGGACCCGGAGATTGAGAAAGACCTTGTTGCCGAGTACAGGCCAGAGGATGTTGATTACCTAAAGGGTTCAAGATCAGAGCAGGAGTTCTTGGCTAGGAAGAAGTACATCGCTGAGGACCAAGAGCGGGAGCGTATTATCGCAAGCGCTGGTGGTGCAGGCGTAGCAACCAACCTCACGATGGCACTGTTCGACCCTGCTGGCATCGTACTTGGTCTGGCCACTGGTGGTCTAGGGTTCATGCAGAAGGGCACCAAAGCTGCCCGTATTCTGAAGAATGCAGGACTGGTGGGTGTAGAGTCAATGGCACTTGAAGCTGCCTTGTACGGGGGCAACACACAGGCCGAGGCGTCTGATCTTGTGTTTGCACTGGGTGCAGGCGCTGTAATAGGTGGTGGTCTTGCATCGCTCTCTAGGGCACGCAAGGGCGCTGCTTTAGCTGATGAGGCAGCAGTGGCGGACTCTGACGCTTACGCTGTTGGGAGAGCCGTTGATGCGGCTAGAAACGCAGGTCTCACGCGTGAGCCTTTAGAAATACCTAAGGTCCGTGGTGTGGCGAGAGAGGAGGTTGACGAGGTCCGTATGGAGCACAACGCCTACCTGTACGAGCTGAGGCTTCAGGAACAAGTAGGTCAAGGCCCCTTGTCCCGTCAAGAGGCTAAGGTCCTCAAGGCGGAAGAGGCCGAGCTGAGAGAGCGGGTCCGTCAGGAAGAGGCACAGCAGGGGCAGAATAAGGCCGATCTTCAATCCATGAGGGATAATATAGCCAGAGTGGAATCGGAGCAGGCAGAGCGCCTGAGCGCCTCTAGGGCGGACATCGAAGCCAAGCACGCAGACAAGATCGCCAAGGCTCAGGCCAAGGTGGACGAGCTGGCAGAGAAGGTCCGAAACGCTACTGACCCCCGTAAGGCCAACAGACGCCTCTACTCGGCCCAGAACGATCTTGAGGACGCCGTTGCAAGGAGAGATGCAGAGATCAGAAGGGAGATCGAAAGCGCCAGAGCGGCTGTCCGTGACGCCCAGCACCGCTATCGTAAGGAGCTGGGAGACAGGAGCGCACGGAGCAAGATGACTAAGGCCGAGATCGAAGGGCGTCTAGCCAAGATCAGAAGCCGGGTGGATAATGCAAGGAATGCCAAGAGAGCAGCAAGCCAGCTCAAGAAGCTCAGAGGTATGCCGCGAAGTAAGCAGATTGCGTGGGTTCACTCACAAGAGGGCGGCGGCTTCGATGTACCTATGAAGTCCGTCCTGTACCGGGAGAACGTGGAGGCCCTAAAGGCCAAGCGACCAGAGGCCGAACCTGACGCACCCAAGGCTCTTGATGAGGCTACACCGGCACCAGCTCTTGGGACAGTTCAGCCTGTTGATGGTGCGGACTCAGCGAGTGCTGCGAGGGTAGGGTTCTCTCAGAACAAGATAGGGAACACCTTCAACATACCAGAGCGTATGGTACGGAAGATAATGCCGTTCTTGCAGGATGGTGCCAATGTGCCCACCTCCTTGATAGGCTCCATGCCTCTTGGTAAGACAGTGGCTAAGTACGCGCAAGGCTTGCACACCTACCTGTCCAACTCCCAGAACTATGTTATCCGTGGGTTGAACTACCATTTGTTTGAGGCACCTCAGGGTGGCGAGGCAGCTAAGGTCACAGCGGCTGCTAGAGTCCAGATCAACCAGAGAAGAATCAGGGCAGCTATGCGGTACAGGCTTGAAGAAGGCTTCGAGGACTATGCTGCTGCATCTGGGAAGCAATACAAGATACCCGGAAAGCACGGTCAGTATATCGGCTCACAGCTGGACAGAGAGCTTCGAGAGGAGTTCCACAAGAAAGTATTCATGGAGGCAAAGTATCCCGGAACTTACAATGATCCCGGAGTGAAGCACGCCGCTGCGGGTGTCCGTGATCAGTTCCACACAGCAGGGAAGATAAGGAAAGATGCAGGAGAGGCTGGCTTTGAGAACCTTGACCTTGACAAGAACTACGCTCCGACAATTGTAGATGACCATGCAATCTTCATGGCCCTTCGTCAACACGGTGAAGACAAGGTGCGGGAAGTTCTGTCACGGGCATACCAGAATGGCCGCTACAAGCTGAGGCCAGAAGGTGCTGATGCAGTTGCTGATGCGTATATTGCACGTGCAAGGAAGAACAAGACCTCTCTGGCTGAGTCCTACCGTCAGACAACAGGGAAGGACATTGATGAACTAAGGGGTCATCTTGAAGAGGCTGGAGTACCAAGGGATGTGATCGAAGAGTTCCTTGAGTCCACAGCCAAGGATGAAGCAGTTAAGCACATGAGTGACCGTGCTCGCATCTCCTTCTCCCCCAACGTGAAGGTAGAGGTAAACGGCCTTTCAGCAATCGACTTGTTTGATACCAACCTGCCCAAGCTGCTTGAGTCTTACACGATTGACGCAGCGGGTGGTGCAGCTATGGCCAAGCTTGGCTTCAGGACCAGAGCAGAGTTCAACGAGGTACTTGAGGCTACGCACCAGCACGCACTAAACCAAGGCATGAACCCGAAAGAGGTTGAGGTCCAGATCGGGATGATCAAGGAAGGTGTGGACATGCTCTATGGTCGATCTATCAACAAGTACGCTCACACAGGGTGGAGCAGAAACCTGTCACGGCTTCGTGACATCACGGCAATGCTGAGGCTTCAGGCAGTAGGTCTCTCTGCAATACCCGAGTTGTCTCGTGCGCTGACTGACCGTGGTCTGATCAACGTGGCAAGAGAGGTCCCTGCCGCTGCCACTATAATCAAAGGATCAAGAGCACAAAGGGAAGGCGGTAAGTTCTCAGGTGCAATGAAAGACCCAGAGCTGAGAGAGCTTGATGAGGTGATGCAGTACGCAGGTGAGGACCATGTGATCTACCCTAACACAATGCGCTCCGAGGAGATTGAAGAGGCAGGGTTCAAGCAAGGCTTTGGGGGTAAGCTTGATATGTGGCTTGCTCAAGGAAGAAGAGTGCAAGAGCTTACCTCGTTCTTCAGGATGTTTCAGGGTGGTGGAGAGAAGATAGCAGCTCGCTCCTTGAACAGGAACATAAGAAGATGGATATTTGAAGGAGAGGATTTGAGGCTACGAGAGCAGGAGATGAAGGATGCCGGATGGTCTGATGGGTTTCTTGATGACCTAAAAGCTTGGTCAAAGGATAACCCTAATATAGATGAGTACGATGGTAAGTCTATAACAACATTTGACTTCGACAGAATGCCAGAGGAGATGAGAGAGAGATACACGATTGGTGTCCACCGATTAGTTGCTCGCTCCATGCAGAGGTCTTTCGTAGGGGAGACCCCAACCTTCATGCACAGACTGTTGGGTATGACTCTTTACCAGTTCCGTACCTTCTCAATCACATCACTGGACAAGCAGCTAATACATGACATCAAGCACGATAGGGCAGCAGGCGCTCTGATCCTTGCATGGTCTGCTGGTCTGGGGATGATGACGCACTCAGTAGCCGGTGCTCTAAACATGAATGAGAATGCCTTTGACACTCAGAACCTGCTTTTTGGCACATGGAACAGGATGGGTCAGGTTTCCGCTCTTGGCATCGCAGCAGACGGTCTGGCCACAATAGGTGCCCTCCCTGATGATCTCATGGCAGCGCCTAACAGGTATGGCTTCAGAAGCTACGGTTTCAACTCTGTTCCGTCCCTTGGCCTTGCTGAGGATGCTGTCAGGACAGTTAGGAAGACTTCAGACTTCCTATTCGACCCTGACTCTAATTACGGGTCAGAGGACGTTATCAACCAGTGGCAGAAAGTCATACCGTTTGGTAAGGCAGTTGGTATCAACCAAGCGTTCAACGCAATCGAAGATGAACTTGAATAAGGAGGCAACATGGCCTTTAGCTATAACGAGTACATCGGTGATGGTTCCACCCGGACTTTTACGTTCGGGTTCACCGGGCCTGACAAAGGCTACATTCGGAATACAGACATCGTGGTCCTTGTCGATGGTGTCCCTGATCTTAACTTCCAGCTTACAAGCTCAAACTCTCTGGAGCTGGATGTGGCACCTTCCACTGGAGCTGTCGTAAGAATCAGGAGAGTGATGCCCAAGGACGCACCGTACACCGACTTCTCCCGTGGCAATAAGTTTGGAGAGGCAAACCTGAACAACAGCTTCTTGCAGACTCTGTACACCGTGCATGAGTTTCAGGATGGTTGGTTCCCTGACGGGTTCCGGTTCCTTTCCTCTGTAAGATTCTCGGCGGACATTGACTTTGAAGGGTACGATCTGAACAACGTGGGTACACTTCAGGTATCAGATGTTATCATAGGTGAAGAAGGGCTGTCCCTCGGTGACTCAATTGCTGAGGCTTACAACTGGGCACAGTATCCTGTAGATGCACCAGTCCCCGAAGGTAGTGGTTCTGAGTATAGCTCTTACCACTACTCGGTGAAGTCCGATAACTCTCGTGTGTTGTCCGAGTCTGCAAAGGATGCTGCTATCGTTGCTCGCAATGCAGCTCAGGCAGCACGGGTATTAGCAGAAGTAGCACGGGATGCAGCCCAAGGGTTTGCAGGAGATGCAGGTAACTCTGCTACTCAGGCAGGGATCAGCGCAGGTCAGGCATCTGGGTACGCGGACAACGCTCAGGCTAGTGCAACCGCTGCTGGCATCTCAGAAGGAAACGCACTGTCCAGCGCTAATAATTCAGCTAACTTCGCGGATGACTCTTCCGACTCTGCAACTGAGTCTAAGAATTGGGCTGAGACTGCTGAAGACGTTCCTGTGGTTGAAGGTAACGGCACGGAGTACAGCTCAAAGCACTACAGCAAGAAGGCTCAACAGTGGGCCACTAACTCAAACGGTAGCGCTTTGGCAGCTCTTGGATTCTCTGAGGACGCTCAAGGGTACGCCCAAAATGCACTTGGCCATTCAAACACAGCGCTTGGTCATGCTCAGGATGCTGAGCAGTCTGCACTGGATGCTGCTGCTGCTGCTGCTTCCATAGACACTGACCATCTTATGGTAGTAGGCGGTTACGCAGGAGACATGGACCTGCTCAATATAGCAGGGTCTTACCGGGTGGAAACAAACACAAACCTGCCTTTATCTGTACATTATGGCAACGTACTTGTGCTAAGAAACCCCGGGGCTGACACAATTGCCCAGATCGCCACAGACTACACAAGCTCAGAGATTCTTTACAGATCGTCATCTATAAGTGGCGGATGGGGACCTTGGGTGTCCTTGTTGGGCGGGGGCACTGAACTGTCTTTAGAATGGATTGGGCAGATTACCAAAGGTTCATCTAGCAATATAGCAACAAACTGGGATGACTATAATTGGCTGATCGTAAACGGGGAGTACAACGGAGAGCAAATCTCGGGCTGGATTCACGTGGGGACTTGGACAGGTGTCGGGTTGATGGGAGGAAGATCACCAACTATCGGGATAAAGAGGACAGGTAACAATACCTTTGTAGTTGATGGGACAACCGACCAGATAGCATCAAGGACCGTCAAACGGATAATGGGGGTAAAAGTATGATAGTTTACGTTAAAACAGATGGAAGTGGTGTTCAGGAGTTCCCAGTACCTACAGATAAAGAGAACTGGATAGAAGTTGAGGTGGCCTCAGCAGAAGAATATTCAGGTAAGGAATTTGATTTCAAATCCAATAGGTTTGTAGTACCCTCCTCTGTAATAGAACAAGAAGTTCGTGAAAAGCGTAACACTCTATTGACAGAAGCTGACAACCTTGTGAACAAAGCTCTTGACCTTGGAGACCCTATCTTTGAGAAAGAAGCACGATCATACAGGCAAGCCCTTAGGGATGTCCCGGATCAAGAAGGGTTCCCTGACAACATAGATTGGCCTACCAAGCCAGCTTAAGGAGGATAGATGAGGATAAGCAGTGACGGCCTGCTCGGGGCCGTTGTTGCCTTGTTGGTGCCTGTAGCAGCTGGTCTGATCTTCATGTACTCAGACGTACAGAAGTTGAAAGAAACTAAGGCTGACAAGCTGGAAGTAGCAGAAGTCAGGTCAGAGCTAGGCAAACAGTTGGCCTTGAACACTCAGGCCATTAAGAACCTAGACACCACCTTGGTTCAATTTAATAAATTCATTCACAGAGCACTAAGCCAGCGAGGTAATAACAATGAGCGAGAGGATAGTAGAGGGCCACCCTAATTACCGTGTAACCTCTGAAGGGAGGGTATTCAATGTAACTAGAGGGAGGGAGCTTAAACCTCAGCTAACCAAAGATGGGTATGCTAGAGTGACACTTAGCACCAACGGAAAGACGGAGCGAATGTACTTGCACCGTCTCGTTGCATCGCACTTCTTGGACAACCCGGAAGGCCTGCCTCAAGTAAATCACATAAACGAGGACAAGGCAGACAACTCGGTAGCAAACCTAGAGTGGTGCAGTAATCAGTACAACTCGGAATACTCCAAAGCAAAGGAGTATTTCCTGATCGACCCTGAAGGGAACAAAGTCACAGGCAGTAATCTTAGTAAGCTGTGTCGAGAGAAAGGCTTGTGTAAACGAAACATGAGTCTTGTCAATCGAGGTAAGAAGACTCAATACAAAGGCTGGACCAAAGGAGGCTAACAATGGACAAAGGAAACAAGAATAGCGCTTCAGAAGACTCTCTAGGTAAACTTCACGGACTTGTGTCTAAGGCTTACACCAAAAGAGTAGAGCATATGATTGAGCTTCTGGAGGAAGGTGCAGATGCAGATGCAGTTATCGACATTCGTGCCCTACAAGCTGCTGGCAAGTGGGTTGAGGTCAACGGTGTTGGCTGCGCTCCGATGGAAGACGATGCTCAGTCTGAACTTAAGCAGCGTCTGGACAAGATCAGGTCTGCCCAACAGGGCAACGTGGTCAAGTTCGTTAGGGAAGAATAAACCCCTAATATAGGAGAGACAAGATGGCTAAACGCGAGATCAGTACCGTTGATGGAAGGTCTCGCCTCAATGCACTCACTGAAGTTCAGGAAGCTTTCCCTTTCACAGAGGATGGCTTCCTTCTCTTCGCTCAGGTTGTTATCAACACCCTGATCCGTGGCAATCCAAACATGAACAGGATACAGGCAGACATCTGCTTGTGGCTGTTCGGCGGACCTAAGTACCGCATGGTGGAAGCCCAGCGAGGGCAGGCGAAGACTACTCTCACGGCAATCTATGCTGTGTTCCGGCTGATACATAACCCAAGCACAAGGGTACTCATATTCTCCGCAGGCGGTAAGATGTCCAAGGAGATTGCATCTTTCGTAATCCAGATCATCAAAGGTTTGGACTTCCTTTGGATGCTTGTTCCAGATGAGAACGCAGGGGATCGGGCCTCAGTAGAGGCATTCGATGTTCACTGGTTCTTGAAAGGTGTGGACAAGTCTCCATCGGTTAAGTGCTTAGGTGTGGACACGAACGCTCAGGGCTCCCGAGCTGACGTACTCATTGCGGATGATATTGAGTCCATGAAGAACTCAAGGACGGTTGGATCAAGGGAGGTCCTTGAGGAGCTGACCAAAGAGTTCGAGTCAATCTGTGCTGAGGGTGATATAATATACCTTGGCACACCTCAGTCCGCTGAGTCCATCTACAATAACCTTCCTGCCCGTGGCTATGAAATCCGCATCTGGCCGGGTCGATACCCGACAGAGAAGGAGATCGAGACATACGGGGCCATGCTTGCACCTCTTATCCGTAGGGATATAGAGAAAGACCCAAGCTTGCAGACCGGCGGTGGCATGAATGGTGACTTGGGTAAACCTACTTGCCCTGAGATGTTCCCAGAAGAGACCCTTATAGAGAAAGAAATCTCTATGGGCAAGGCCAAGTTCCAGCTTCAGTACATGCTTAACACTGCATTGACTGACGAGGAACGCTTCCCACTGAAGGTTCACAACTTGATTGTTGCTGACTTCACTACGGATCAAGGCCCTTGCTTGCCTGTTCGGTCCTCAGATGATCGCAATCGGTATCACTCGGTCTGCCTCGGGAACAAGTTCAAGATGTACAGGGCTGTCCCGAACTCCTATGAATACCGTCCTTATGATCAAGCAGTCATGTATATTGACCCGGCTGGTGGCGGAAAGAACGCAGACGAGATGGCCTATGCGGTCATCAAGCTGATTGGTGCCTTCGTCTACATCGTGGACACAGGTGGCGTTCCGGGCGGCTATGAAGAGGACAAGCTACAGCGCCTCGTGGAGGTCGCTAAGCGGCATTCGGTCAAGACCGTGGTGATAGAGCGGAACTTTGGTAACGGCGCTCACGCGTCCATGCTGAAGCCCCTGTTCGCCAAGGATCACCCTGTCACGATAGAGGAGACGTGGGAGACGGGTCAGAAAGAGCTTCGCATCATTGACACCCTTGAACCACTGATCAGCTCAGGTCGCATCGTAATCAGCCCGGAGGTGGTCGAGAAGGACGCTGAGAGCACGGAGAAGTACCCTGTTGAGGTTCGGAGCACCTACCGACTCATACACCAGATGGCGATGATCACACGCGACAAGGGCGCTCTGCGGCATGATGACCGCCTTGACGCTTTGGCCGGTGCAGTGCGCTATGTGGTTGAGCGATTGGACTTCGATACCCAGACCGCTCTGGAGGCCCGTAGACGCGCTGAGGAGGTCGCTAAGCTTCAGGCATGGAATGACCCTGTTACTCGCAGAGAATGGCTCACAGGCATCCCTGAGCGCCCTCAGACGGGTCGCAGTGCATTAGGTGCCCGGAAGGCCGGAAGACGTAACCGCTTCGGGTAGCCCTGAGGCGTCAGAATTACATCTCAAAAAGTCATTGTAAATCAAGGGCTTGGAATTAACCCCTAATATAGGAGAGCGGGGAAGAAATAACAGGAGAGTATAGAGAGTATAGGACGACTAGATTGCATAGAGCGCCCTAGTCCCCTCCCCCTCCGGGGAGGGGTTCCTACCCCACTCTATTATATATCAATAATGAAATAAGGAGAAACAAGAATGGCTACTTCAAACCAAGTGGGCGATCTGCCCCGTAAAGCTGTAAACGCAACTGTAGCATCCCTGCCGATCTCTGTGGTTCTGGCAACAGACCTTGCATCTGCAACTGCCGCAGTGAATGACGCTCTGGTATCCGGTAAGCGCTTCGGTGCTGCCTATCTGGTATCAGACGGCACTAACGTATCAGACATCGCTATCGCTCAGGGTACAGCTCCGACTGACCCGTGGCATTTGGTAAGCGATGCAGGTGAAGTGCCGGTAGTTCCTGCCTGATACCTAATCTGGCGGGTTACGACCCGCCTCGTTTTAACTTTGAGGGTACACATTGAGAAGTAAGCCAATAGAAGGGTTCGAGAACTACACCATCTACGAGGACGGTACGATAGTTCGCAACAAAGGTAGCTACACCTTGGCACAACCAAGAGATAGCAAAGGCTATGTAATGGTCAAACTTAGATGCCCAAAGACCAATGCAAAGAAGACTTTCAGACTCCACCGGCTAGTAGCAAGACATTTCTGTGAAGGTTATGAATACGGTCTGACTGTTGATCATCTTGATGAGGACAAGAGTAACAACCACTACACCAATCTTGAGTGGGTATCCTTAGAGGAGAATGTGAAGAGATCACGTAGTCACTCTTGCATCGTAGAAGGAGAGTCATACCGCTCTATATCGGAAGCAAGTAGATGCACCAGGATAGCAATCTCAACTATAAGAGATAGGATCAAGGCTGGAAGGGAAGGTTACTCCAAGTGACACTCCCTGGCGTGTTACCTCTCCTCTCAAAATAACCCCGAACATAGGAGACAAGTATGTACCAAGTTTATAAGAGCAAGGATGGCAAACCTGTCCTAGCTGTGAGAGTTCGAGAGCGTGGCAATCTCACCGAGAAGCCCAAGGGTATCTTTACCTACTCCGAGTATCCTTCTCAGGTTTCTGTGAAGGCTAAGGAAGTTCTGTGGGGCGACTACATCGTCCAGACAGAGAAAGGTAACGAGCTGGTTGTAGCTGAGAGTTTCGAGGAAACCTATAGCCCTCAAGCAACCTTCATAGGCTAAACAGCCTACCTCTTCTGCATCTTCCTACCCTCTGGGTAGTAGCACGATCTGGCTCGGACTAAGAGCGCTCTATGAAAGACACATAGCCAGCCGAGACAGATCAGGGATCGTTCAGGGAGCGGGATAGGGATTGGTCAGAAATTAACCAGAGTCAAAAATTTGGTCTGGTTATGGAAGGGCACTTTCCCGCCCGCCCGCGCCCGCACTCCCCCATAGGGGGCCAGAGCGCCCTTGTGAGCGCCGTTCTCTCTGGGGCTGACCGTTCGGACAGGGGGCGCTCAGGGTACGCTCAGGGGCCTGCTAGAGCGCTCAGGGTACGCTCAGGGGCCTGCTAGAGCGCTCAGGGTACGCTCAGGGGCCTGCTAGAGCGCTCAGGGTACGCTCAGGGGCCTGCTAGAGCGCTCAGGGTACGCTCAGGGGCCTG